AACAGATCCAACAAATCAATTAGAATTAGGTAATCCAGCTGGTAATAATACAACAATTAATGCTCCTTTACCAGCAGCTGATAGAGTTTATACAATACCAGATGTTGGCGCTAATGCTAATTTTATAATGAGTGAAGGAGCACAAACAATTAATGGTATTAAAACTTTTACAAATAATATTCAATTTGCTGGTGCAAGTGGAAATTCTATTGTTCAAACAGCAGGTAATCAATCTTTAACTTTACAAACTTCAGGTTCAGGTAATATATTTTTAAATCCTGGAGGTGGTGGACAATTAAGATTAAATGCTGATACTACTAATAACACTACAATTGGTAATGCAACAGGAAATGTTGTTATTAGAGGAAGTACTACAGCACAAAATGGTATTGTTTCACCTAATAATCAAGGTTATACTTATTCTGGAACTATATCTGCTACAGGTGCATCACCTTTAACTTTAAATACAAGAGTAGGTACTTTAACTTTTTCAGGATTAGGATCTTTGGTTAGTGGTAATTTTGTGCAATTAAATGTTAATAATAGTTTGGTTTCACCATTAACTAGTGGAATAGCTAGTATTATAGGAATTAGTGGTACTGCAACAAATTCTAATCCAATTATTGCAGGTATTATTTTTGATGCTGGTTTTATTGGATTTACTATTTTTAATAAAGGTTCTGCTGATACTGGTGCTGGTTGGTCAATTACTATTAGTTATATACTTTTTAATTAAATAATAATATTATTTAATAATATTATTTAATAATATAAATGAGTATATCAAATTTATTTGTTCCTAATAATTATGATCTTTATGCTGATAGTTTAACAGTTAATAATTTAATTTCTGATAGATTAATTGCAACAGATCCAACAAATCAATTAGAATTAGGTAATCCAGCTGGTAATAATACAACAATTAATGCTCCTTTACCAGCAGCTGATAGAGTTTATACAATACCAGATGTTGGCGCTAATGCTAATTTTGTTATGACTCAAGGATCACAAACAATTGCTGGTGGTAAAGTTTTTTCTGGTACTTTAGTTGCAAGTAATGGACCTGTGTTTATTAATAGATCTTCTGGTGGAACTGATTATTTATATTTTCGAACAAATGCTGGAGCAGCACAATGGTATTTTTCTTCATATAATGGTGTTGGTCAAAGTAATGCATTAGGTTTAACAGAATCTGGAGTTGCTGATTTTAGAATTTATTTTAATCCTGGTGGAAATGTTAGTATTGGAAATAATAATAATACTTATAGATTAGATGTGGGTACTTCTAGTAATGGTAATTGTAGATTAGCAGGTACAACAAATCAATTAGTATTGGGTACAACAAATACTACAACAATTAATTCTCCAGCACCTACTTCATCTAGAACTTATACAATTGAAGATCAAAATGGTAATGCAAGTTTCTTATTGGGTGGAGGTTTAGGTACAACAGGATTTACACAATCAACTTCTATTTTAACAACAGTAAATATATCAACAAGAATAGGTAAAATTACTATGTTTGGTGTTGTTCCTCCTGGAAATACTGATTTTTCAGTAACTGGTGCTTTCATTACAGCCACATCTCAAATATTAGTATGGTTATCAGGTGATGGTCAAGTTTCTGCTGCTACACCACCAGTTATTATAACTGTAAAAGTATTAAGTCAAGGTTTAGCTTCAGCAACTTTTAGAATAACAAATCGTGATGGTACTAACAATTCCACAGCTGCCCCTATAGTAAATTATATGATTGTATAATTATTTATCAATTAATAATATAAATGAGTGTATCAAATTTGTTTGTTCCAAATAATTATAATTTATATACAGGTTCATTAAAAAGTTATACATCAAATTCAACATATGGAGGATATCAACCTATTCAACCAAGTTCAATATATAATGTAAAAAATTATGGGTTCAGGTTCATTCTTAAGAAGAATTGAATTTGCATCAGCTGCACCTACAACTGGTAGATATAATGTGGGTGATATTGTTTACAATACAACAAATACTAATTTATTATGGAGATGTTCAACTGCTGGTACTGGAGGCGCTACTTTATTTACTTCAGTAGGATAATATAATATAATTATCTTAATTAAATTATATTAACATGTCATATGTTGGAATAAATCCTAATAAAAATATTGAACCATTTATTGAAATAAGACCAGAATCTTCTTATCCAAAAGAAATATTAAAACAAATTCATATGTTATCAATTAATAAAGATGAATCTGTTCCTTTTGGATCAATGGTTTATCGTCTACAAAAATATCCAGGAGATATCGATATTTATGAAACATATATGGATGAAGGTTCTATTGATAATATTGTAAAAAAATTCGCTAAAGCATTACAAAAAATAGTTAAAAATATTATTAAAACTAGAGTACATTATTATTCTGAAGTTAAAGCTGGTATTGATTGGAGATATGATATTGATATAGGAAATATAACTAATGGTATTTATACACCTAGTGCTAATTTATTTAAAGATATTCAACAGATGTTCAAAGATAAATTATTTAATAAAGATGAGTACAAAATAATGACTTTTATATTAAATCAATCACAATATCGACAATTAGATGATAATGATTATGAAATTATTAAAAATATTTTTCGTGAAAAGAAGATTTTAAGATGGACTGCTAAAGAAATATTAGCAGGTAAGAAAAAATTAATTGATGGTAAAATTAAATCTTTAATTGAAGCTCTTGAGGATAAATCTTATGTAAAACTTGATATGTTAACAGTTGTTAATGGAAGATTTATTGAAGTTACTAATTTTTACATTTTAGCAGCAATAAAAGGTAAAGATGAAGATCAAGAAGTTATACCAATTAATTTAGATTATGATTTTCTAAATGTTGATGCAAGAAAAACAATTCAAAGAAAACAATTAAAAGATGAAATTGAAAAATTATATTTCTCTGATTTATTTTATTCTCCATTTAAAATGCTTAAAAGAATGTATGCATTAGGTAGATCACTTAATGATACTAATATATTACAAAAAGTTGTCCCATTTGTTTCATCTAATACATCTTCCTTATACCAAATTAAATCAGAAATAGATACAATAATATTAGTTATGGAAAGAAGTAAATCTATGCCAATTAAAACTATTGATAACTCTATTGATTTTTTTAAACCGCGATTAGCAAATGTTATTGAAATTGAGAAACCAGAATTAGAAGAAATGTTAATACATATTGATCAGGCTATCAGGGCAAGAACTAAAAATAGTAAAATCAAACATTTAAAACAACTAAAAGAATTAATTGTATTAAAAATTAATTATGAAACAATAAACTATCTAAATAAAGTTGGATTAAATCCACCACCAGAAAATTATTTACCTTCACCATTAAAATACAAATATTTTATTAGACAACCAAATGAAATACCTATTAATCCATTTAAACAATTAGAACAAGAAATGAAAGAAAGTAAAAAAAGTAAAGAGGAATTTTTTAAATCAGAACCTAATCCTGAAGAAATTGATTTCATTGAAAAGAATGTCCGATTTGCTCCATCAGTAAAAAATAGTAATAAACCACCAACAAAACCCAGTACTACAGCACGTACTTTAACTGATGATGAATTATCTAAATTATTAGTTTTAAAAGATAATCAACAGTCATTATTTGATTTGTATTCAGATTTAATCGATGAACTTTATATTGTAAATCCAGATCCCAGTACTAATGATATTTTATGGTATATTTATGATAATACTCCTGAAGTTAGAAAGATAATTAATAAACAAGCTAAAACAAGAACAAGAGGTTCTGGATCATTATATCAGACAACAGCAAATTTTTATAGAAAGAATTTCTGTAATGGTAAATCAAGATCATTAAAAGATGGTGAATATCATTTAGGATGTCATAATTTTACGGGACCAGGAACTCGTATTGATTTAGAAGAAGTTAGAAATTATACTCCTTATAATAATATTGATGGTTGTTCTAAACAACATGATATTGACTATTTAAATGCTAATGGAAATCCTTCTTTAATTAGAAAAGCAGATGAAGAAGTTATTAAATGTTATAATAAATATCCAAATGAAAGTGGTTATAATGCTGCTAAATTGGGTATTAATACCAAAATGAAATTAGAAAATGCTATGCCACTATTAATGAAATCTATTGTTCCTTCATATTTTGGAAAAGGTTATGGTGAAATTGTAGATAATTTACAAGAATTAAGAGAAGCATATTTAGGAAGAAAAGGACCTCAACCATCAGCATTAGTACCAACTTATATAAGTCCAGAAGAAGCAAATGCTGGTTGTTTAACTTGTGGAGATTATGGTCAATATACAAAATATGGTCCTAAATTTGGAGGTTTTGGTTATACATCAACAAGTGATATAATTACAACAGACGTTTTGACATCATAAATAATTTAGATTAATAAATTTAAATTATTTATTCTACTTTGACATTAAGTCCAGAAAGTAAATCTGCTAATAATCCTTTTCTTTAAGATGCAGCACCACCTACTAGAACACCTCCACGTTTTGATCCTGATCTTTTAGAACCATATTTTTTACGTCCACCAACCATAACACCTGATCCAGATATTTTTCTATATTCTTTAGCAGCATCACTTACTAATCTTTTTTGATCATCATATTGTCTACCATATTGTTTACGATATTTCGATAAAAATTTTAACCATGGATTAGATCTAACTGCACCACTTCCACGTTTAATACTTTTTCTTTTAGATCCTGCTTTTCTTTTTACCCATCCTTTTTTAGCAGCTCTACTATGTCTTATTGGTTGTTTATACCATGCACTTCCTAGAGCTTCAGCTAAATCTTCCATTTCACCGCCTCTTTTAGATCTTGATCTAGAGCGACTCAATGCAACACCTCCTCTTTTAGAACTTGATCTTTTTGATCTTGAACTTTTAGAACCTGAACTTCTTTTACGACCTGCACCCATAGCAATTTTTCCTTCGAGAATTTGTCTTATTCTCTGTCTAGCCATATTTTCATCCATATTTAATACTACATATATAAGATATTTTTTATTATATATATGAAATTTCATATATATAATTTTTCTTAATAATTCATATAGATGCCTATACATTTAGGTAAAAATAATGATAGTTATTATTATCAATATGGCAGTCATGGAACTAAATATTATTTTGATTCAAATAACCAAAAATCTCATGATAATGCATATATAAAAGCTATGAAACAAGCAGTTGCTATCATGTATTCTGGATACAAAGAAAAAAGAAGAAGTAATTCTATTTAAATACATTTATTAACTAATTATTACATGAAATTTATGTAATAATTAATTGTATTTATTTCTTATTTTAACAATTTATGAATTATTATTATTTTTTATTTCTTCTTTTTTTAGTTCTTCTTTTAATATGTCTATAACTAACTTTAATTTTTGTTTGCATTCTTCATCATCCAAAAATACAATTTTTATTCCAATAATTTCATTACTTTTTGATAATATTGTAAATAAATCATAACTACCATCACCAAAACCTGATTTTGAAACAACACCATTTGGTATTATACCGGCACTATATTTTAGATTACATGTTATATGACAATTCATTCCATACCATTTACCACCTGATTCACTTAATATTTCATTATTAATTTTACCAAAGTTAAATATTTCATAGTTAATTATATTTGTATCATCTCTATAATAACCAAAATCATAAATTCCTGCTTGACCAGAATCTACACTAATAGTATCATTATGTTTTTTCCATTGTAAATTATTTGGATATTTATTATCATCTGAAATTATTTCACTTATTGCAATAAGTTCTTTATTAGCTAATATTCTATCATCAAATAATAACCATGTATGCCATTTACCAGTTTTAACATTATTTACTGAAACATTTAATAAATCTCCTTTTTTACTTTTTGAGTAAGGTTGATTACATGGATCTGAAACTACTATTTTATGAGTTTTTTGAATAAAACTTCCGAGATATTTAAAATCACTCATTCTGATTAAAATATTAATTTTATTATTTAATAATAATTTAAATATCAAATCTTTTTTAAAAAATAATTACCAAAGAATTTGATCTGAAAAATAAGCAGAACTACCTTTACGATGACGATATCTTTCAAATCTAGATTTAAAATTCTTTCTTCTTTGTTTATCTAAATGGTCTAAGTCCGAATAATAACCAAGTTTATCTCTGTATTGTTGATAAGGATATTGGCCAAAATAAACTTTACGATTATTAACAATAGCATAATATTTCTTTTGAGGTTTATCACTTAAATAAATTGTATAACCTTTAAACTTCCCAACAAAATTACTCATACTAAAAATAAAAAATATAATTAATTTGTATAAATAAAGCTTCAAAATTAATAAAAGTACATTCGCATTTAATAAGTGAATCAGCAAGCGAATCAAGTGAAAAATAATTTATTTAATGTTGATCTTCTAAAAATATATCTTGACTGTAATCATTGATATATAAATTATATAAATTAATAATATAATTCATTCTATCTTTTGAATTTATATGATCATTCATATCACTTTTTTTTAATAATTTAACAGTCTGAACATACCATTCCAATGCATCTCTAGGAAAACAAAAACCTTTAGAACTATCAAATCCATTTCTAACATGTTTTTCAAAATTTTTTTCGCCAAAAGCTTGCCAAGTATATTTATCAAGTTTGTTCATTTATACTAGTTAAGTATTTATTTTTTTATACAAAGACGAAAAGGATAATTTATTGAATATTTAATCAATGGTCAATAAATTAATATCAGCTAGTTAGTTTTCTTAAATAATCCTACTTTGTCTACTTTATCATCTTATGTAGATGGTAAAGTATAACTTCAAGGTATAGGGAATTATGTAAATATGTATAATAGGAAGTAGGTATATTAAGAAGATTAAATCGGATCTATCTTTGTAGTTCCGAAATTTTCTACTTAACCGATTTTAATCCGATAATTTCAGTCAATTATCGGTCAATTAATCTTCAGTATCAGAATCAATCACACCTTCTAACTGATAATCAAGATATCTATTAAATAATTGTGTATTATAAGGTCTATCAGTAGAAGAAACAAAGTATTTTAATTTTCGTTGATGAAGTTTTGATTTCAAATGCTTTTCTATTAAGTTAGCATTTCTTAATAAACCACATTCACACACAACAAATTTACTCGTACATGAAAAATTACAAGGCATTATATATATATATATCAGTAAAAGATTTTTTGATTTATTTTTCAAATTTTTTTACTAATAAATCAAATTCGTATTTTTCAATCCAACACTTTTTATGGTATTTTCTAGAAATCCAATCAGAATGTTTTTTGCCGTTTTTTCTTGCTGTACCTATTGCAACTAATCTTTTCTTACAACACAAACAATACATTCTTCTATATAATTAACTATATATTTTAATTTTTCAATATGCTCAAAAAAGAGCATTAATAAATTTAATGAAAATACTAAAATAGATTAAGCCAATTAAATGCTCTAATGACGTGACGCATTTATTATTCTAATAATATATATATATGTACTTTTTAATAAATTATTGTTTTTTATTATGTTCTATAAAGTAATAGCGTCATTAGCGTCATTATAAGCACCGTATCTGTTTTTTTGTGTCATTTAAGTGTCATAAAATGACGCTATAATAATTGTGTTAAAATTGAGTTTTTAAAAAAATTTAAAATATATAGTTAACTTATAAATGCTTATTGGAATTGTAATTGAAAATGTTTGTCAGTATGAATTTATTAATTGGAATATTAATACTCAAATGACTAAAATATATTTTGGTAAAGGATCACTATTGTATATTTATGAGTACAATTATGATGTTGACTTATTAAATCTTAAAAAAAATTCTAATTTAATGCCTTCATTTAGAATTCCAGGTACAGAGATCAAATTTTATGTTATTAAAGATAACATTGAATCTTTTATTAATACTAATAAATTTAAGATAGGATGTCCTATTGATCCAATAAAATTTCCTGAAAATATATTTTTGGGAAATCCTTTTGTTATTCTATTAAAAGAAATAATAGATGATAAAAAATTAGTATCAGATATTAACTTAGCAATATTAACCAAGCACAAGATTGGTAATAAATATTTCTATGATCCAAAAATTAAATCATGGTATTTTTTAAATGATAATAATAGATACATTTTATTACATCAAGAAGCATTGATGTTAAAAAATACAATAATGCAAGATATTCCAGAAAGCATTGAAGAATATTTTAAAATTATTTTGGAAGAAAAAAATAAAAATAAAAATGATATTGTAAATTTAATGTCTGACACAACTGATAAAAAAGAAATAGGATATCTAACAACAAAATTAAATAATATTAATAAAAATATTAAATATATCACTGAGTTGAAAAATAGTTTGATATCAAAATTTGAAAACAGTACATCAGCATCAAAAATTGTTGAATCTCTTAAAAATATATATTATGATAATGATTTCAGTGATAAAATAGACAATATCAATGATAAATTATTAGGTTTTAATAATGGTGTGTATGATTTTGAAAATAATGTATTTAGAAAACCATCACCAGATGAATACATTTCAAAATCTGTTGGTTATGACTATGAAATTTCATCTGATAAAGATAAAAAAGAAATTATTTCAATAATATCTGAGTTGTTTGAAGATGAAGAACAACTTAACTATGTTTTAGGATCAATAGCTCTTTGTTTAGCATGTGAAATTTCTGATGAAAGTTTTTACATTTGGATTGGGTCAGGGCGGAATGGAAAGGGTTTTTTGCGTGATTTAATTATGGCTGTATTCGGTGAGTATTTCTCATTTATGTCAACAAAATACTTTACTGGTAAAATTATATCAAATCATGATGATGAAATATTTGAAAAAAAGGGATGTAGAATATGTATTCTATCTGAACCTATTGTTAATAGTAGAACAGGTGAAGTAGATGCAGACATTTCATTTTTAAAATCACTAGCAGGTTTGGATCCTCAAAAAGGAAGAGCACCATATGGAAAAGAACCAATTAAATATAAACCAAAATACAAATTGTTTATTCAAACAAACAATTACATTAAGTTTCCAGGCAGTGATGAAGGTATTACAATAAAAATAAGAAATGTTATTTTTCCATATTCATTTAAAAAAGATGATGAGTATGATCCTGATAATGAATACCATAAAAAAGCAAATGACAACATTAAAAAAATTACCAAAAATAAAAAGTATGTATTAGCATTTCTTAATGTGTTAATTGACATGTATAATGAATTAAAAGGCAATGAATTTAAACTTAAGATTCCACAGAAATTCAATGAAATTAAAAAAGATTACATTGCTGAGAATGACCCTGTTGAAGATTTCATAAACAATTATTTAATTAAAACTAATAATGAAAATGATTTTATTAAAAGTTCAGATGTGTATATGAAATTTAAACAAGTGATGGGTGATGAATCAAATGGAATTAGTAGCAGAATGTTTAAAGAAATTATGGTCAGAAAAGGAATACAATGGAAACGTACAGCTAAATTAAGAGTGTTTTACAAAATAAAATATGTAGAAAATAATGAATTGGTAGAAATATAAAAATATATAGTTAATATTTATTAATGACTACTAAAGCTCAAAAAGAGGCCAATTATAAATATCAACAATCTAATAAATATAAGGAATACAAAAAAAAATACATGTGTGAATACATGAAAAAATATCGTGCATTACAGAAACAAAAAAATGTGATTCAAAATATTGAGGAAAAAATGTAATGTATATAATATATGAGTCAAATTAATCAAACTGATAACTCATTACTGACTAATTTCGATTATGTGTATTTGGCAATAGAAAGTATGGACGATGAAGAACTTAATCAATTAGTAGAAGCAATTGATGAACAAAGATTAATAAACCAAATAAAAGAAACCAAAAGAGTAAAATTACAACAATACCTAAAGAATGAACGTATTAAAATGAGACAATCATTAATGAGAACTTCAAAAGATGAATTTGATAGCGATATTGACGAAGAGACTGAAGTTAGACCTAAAAAAGTTATTAAGAAGAAATCTAAATAATATAAAGATTATTTAGATATAATTAAATGTGGTGATAACGACTCACCCAATATTGGTTTGTGCAATTTCTACTCATGAATCTTGTTTGTGACATTATTTTTAAGGATCCAAAATATTTGGACCCTTAAAAAATCTAATGTAATTATAGTATGTCGGACTTAAATATTTCTCAAGGTTTTGATAGAAATATTGATTATGAAACAATAAAAGATAAATTTATTAATGAATTTAATAAATTAATAGACTTTTTGGATCAAGCTTCAGACTATGAGCAAAAGATTAGTAAAAATAAATTAATATATTTAATAATCTCTATGATTCAGTTAAGAAATGGTTGTCGTATATCAGAAGCTTGTTCTGCTTTTAGAATATTCTTTTATAAAAATAATTTTAATGAAAAAGTTATTGTAAAAATAGCTAAATCAGAAGGTTTAAAATATAATCGTGCAAAGAAAAAAAAAATACAAACTAAAGCTAGATTCCGTAAGATTATGTTTCCTAAATGGATAAATACTGATGTTTTTATAAAATTGAAAGAATCTCATAATTCATTTATTGAAGATGAAAGATTACGTAAAAGAGTATTAGATTATTTATTAATAAATTTTGAATGTAATACACATTCTTTAAGATATGCATATATTAATTATATGATTACTAAAAAGAATATTCCATTGAATATTGTTGCAAAAAGTGTTGGTCATGCTTCTATAAATCAATTAGTTACATATACACAAAATAAACAAACCGATGCATTATTTGATATCGATATGTAATCTTTTTAATCCAGTAAATTTTACCCCTAAAAATATAAAGAAATATCATTATATATGTATAAAGGGAAATGTCAAAAAGTAATAAAAAAAATAGAGCATTATTGAAAGCTAAAATAGCTAGATTAACAAGAGATGGTTATGATTTATCATTAAATAAGGAAGAATTAGAAAAAAGACCATTTGGTTTAATAACATACATTGATAAAGATGATAAATATGAAAAAGGAGGTTTTTTAAAAGAAATAAAAGAAGATTCATTTGTTTGGCATAATTATGATCCTGAAGTTCCAGATCAAGAAATAAAATTTGAAGATGTTAAACAAATATATACTAGAAGTCCATTAAGATTATTAAATAGATCTACAAAGAAAACAAATTATCCTGTTAAATTAGGTGGTGTAACCATATTTTATGCAAAAGATAATTTTGATTTATTAAGATTTAAAAATACAGATCGATATCAACAAATTAAAAAATGGTATTTTGAACAAAAAAAGAAAAATAATCATAATATACATTAATTATATATATTATGTCAAACTTTTATTGTGGTGTTAAAGCAGTTAAAGGTAAAAGACTTGGTACAGCTCAAGAATGTTTAAAATCTGGGCAAATTAGACACTATGGTATTGAAGCTATAATTTTAGATGAATTAATGAATCAAGAAGAAGATCCAGCAGAAGTATTAGTAAAAGAACAATTAAAATATCGTAAATTATTAGATACGGCTAAAAAATTAGTTAAAGATGCTAAAAATTTACAATTACAAATAGATATTAAAGAAGAAGATGGTAAATCAACTAAAACATTAGAAAAACAAATGAATGAATATCTTAAACGTAAAGAAAGATTAAAAAAACAATTAAAGAAACAAAAAGAAATTATTGATCAATTACAAAAAGATATTAAAAAACCAAAGAAAAAGAAACGAGTCACTAAAGGAAAAAATTTAGAACAAGCAATTAAAGATATATTGTATAAAGATTTAATGAAAAAAATTAAATAATATAAAAACATAACAACATATGGATATATGGAAATATGTCGTTAAAAGATAAATTAAAATTTTGTGATGAAGAATATACTGAAAAATTAACAAGAGAATTACTTGAAATAGTACAACAATATCGAAATTTGTTGTTAAATAATTCCGATGATGAAGAATTAGAGAAATTACAAATACAATTTAATGAAAAATCCAAACAAATAAGAGAAGAAATATTGTTAGAAAAGAACTTTATACAACATACATTCAAAGATCCACGTGATTTATACAGTATGAATGAAGGATATTATTATATTTTAGAAGGTATTGAAATTTTAGGAGAATGCTTTAAAAATGATATAAAAAATTAATACATTAATATAATAACGGTAAAAATGGATAAGGAGGCTAAAAAAAATAATAAAAAGTATAATTTATATAAACAATATCATAAAATTACTAAATTAAGTGACGAAAAACAAAAAAAGTTTGATCAATTTATGAGAAATATATCAGCAGAAAGATCTTTTAATTAATTTTAATAATATTATTAATAAAATTAATTAAGTTGTTCTATAATTAAATGATGTAGCATAAAACCAAAGAAATAAAATTAGTTCAGGTTAATAAACTTTTAAAGAAATTAGAGAAACAACAAGATATATATGATCTTGATTAATTATTTTCTAACATTATCTTTCTTAATTTTTTATTAATTTTTTCATAAGCTTGATGTACTTTAGTTTGCTTATGTTTTGAATAATTAGATCGTTGATAAATCCCTTTACATATTTTACATTGTAATTTTTCTTTCCATTTTGGAATTTTTACTTCTTCATCATTATCTTTTTGTTGTATTGGTTCATCTTCAATTTCATCATTATAATGCTCATAAAGTGCTTTGCCAATTGGTTTTTGCACATAATTCCATACATCAGCATTTTGGTCGGCTAATCCTTTTATTGTTTTTATATCTTTTTTTGCTTTAATATAATCCATACTACTAATTTTCATATTAAATGGTAATATTTTTTATTATTAAAACTACTAGAGTTTAATTTTTTCAGAGAGATTTTCTCAATTAATAATATAAGAATGTTATCTTTTGATAAAGGCAGACCAGTCGCCAAAGTAATTAATGGAAAGGATAATGGAACAATAATTAATGTTCTTACAGGAGATGAACATGAAAGTGCCTGTTGTAAAAAATGTTCAAATAAGTGCTTTAAGAAAAGATGTTGTAAAAATTGTATGATGTATAATGATTCTGAAAGTGGTAATGATTCAGATTCTGATTATTCTGATGAAGATACTTTTCGTAAAGTCCCTAAATCACAATACAAAAGAAAATTAAAATGTTCTCCTAAATCTGAAACTTTTGAACATTTTATTATTGATGATGGAAAATTACAACAAATTCCTAATATTGAATCAAGAGAAATAGCTTACATTGCGGGTCCATCAGGTTCTGGTAAATCGACATATGCTGCTAAATATATTGCTTATTTAAAAAAGATATTTCCTGAAAAAGATTTTTATGTATTTTCTAGAAAAGATTCAGATCCACCAATTGATAGTTTAAATCCTATAAGAATTAAAATAGATAATGGAATTGTTGAAAATCCAATTGATTTAACAAAAGAATTATCTGAAGGTGCTATTGTGTTATTTGATGATGTTAATACAGTATTAGATGATAAACAGAAAAAAGCAGTTGATAAATTAATGTCTGATATTATGGAAGTAGGTAGATCATTTGATATTTACTTAGTTATTACAAATCATTTAGTTATTCCTAATGAAAAAAAAGTAGCTAGAACAATTATGAACGAATTACATACATTAACTGTATTTCCTAAATCTGGTTCTTCACAACAAATAAAATACGCTCTCAAAACTTATTTTGGTTTTAACAATAAACAAATTGACCAAATTTTAACCTTACCGAGTAGAGCTGTTACTATTTCTAAATCATATCCTCAATATGTATTATTTGATCAAGGAATTTATACTCCTTAATAAAATCTTTTTTAAATATATAAATTATGGCTATTAATAAATATCGAGAATTTGTTAAAGATGTTAAAAAATGTAAATATGATCATGAAATTGAAACATTAATACAAGCCTTATTAGATGGTCAATATAATGAACCTGAAAGTGAAGAAGAATCAGAAAGTGAAAGTGATAATTCATCCGAAAGTGAAGATTCTGATTTTGATAGTGATAATTAATCTAATATATTATTATTATGAATAGTGTACTAGATTATTATAAGAATATTCCATTGAGTAACTTTGATATTCAAGAAAAATTAGGTGATAATATTAAAATTATTATGTATCCTGATCTTAAATATTATAATAATTTAGATGAATTATTAAATCCTTATGGAGCTTTTGTAATACTTTATTTAGCAAAAGAGAATTTTGGACATTGGTGCTGTGTTATAAGAATTGACAATCAAACTATTGAATTTTTTGATCCCTACGGAACATTTCCTGATGATGAATTAAAATATATTCCTGAACATTTTAGAAATAAATCAGGCCAATATTATCCACTTTTAACATGGTTATTATATAATTCTAGATATCCTAAATTGACATATAATGAATATCAATTTCAAAAAAAAAGTGATACAATTCAAACATGTGGTCGTCATTGTATTGCAAGAATATTGTTTAAAAATTTACCTCTTAAAAAATATGTCCAATTATTTAAAAATACTAATCCCGATGATATTGTAACTTTTATCACTGAATATCTTCAATAATATATTATTATAATATAAATTAAATGGATCCAGTTACTTTGACTTTAATTGTAGGAATTTCTACTTTACTAATAGAAAGATTATTTAAGTGGACAATGAAAATAAAATCATCATCATGTTGTAATCATGCAATAAATGTTGAAATGAAAGAATAATTTTATTAATTATAAGTATATTAATTATGACTAGTCAATATACATATTACAAAGAAAATGATAATTTTTATCTAAATATTAGTATTACAAACAATAATACAACGGGATTTACTACTCAAAATATAGTTCCAGCAGTGGGTGCTCCTTATACATTAACTTTACCTCAAGGAATTCAAGCTCTCCAAATGCAATATAATGTTACAAAAACTACACCTTTATTAGACAAAGCTAGTGATTATTACTGTTCTGTTATAAGATTTGATATACCATTATCAGCTATACCTTTATTTATTATGCCCATAATACCAAATCAACCTCTACCTACTGATCCTAATCTAACTCCATTAATAATTGGAATAGAATACAATGGTAATTATTATCCAATAAATTTACAATATTTTTCTGATAGTGATTTAACTCCTCCTAAACAAAATCAACCAAAACAAGTAATTAGTGAATATTATTATGTTTATAATTATCAAAATTTAATTACTTCTTTGAATTTAGCATTGAGATCTGTATATATATCATCTGGTGTAAAAGCAGCTATAGATGCAGCTTTTGGAAAAGAAATGATGACACCTTATTTTTATTATAATCCAGTAACACAATTAATTTCATTAGTTGTTAATAAATATTTTACAAATATAGGAGAAGGATTTTTACCTTCTTTACCACAAATTTTTATAAATGATATTTTAGAAACTTATTTAAATGGTTTTAATGTTACTTATCAAACAGGAAGTGTTCCTTTATCTTTTGGTGCTAATTATTTATTTTTATTATCATCATCAATTGCTCCTCCAGTAACAACAGGATATGCTGAATATCCTCAAAATAATATGGCTTATACTCCTTATGATTATCAACAGTTATCACCTTTAGTATCAGGTAATACATTATATCCGGATTATTTTGAATTTAAACAGGAATATGTTTCAATTAATTATTGGAGTTCATTAAAAAAAATATTAATAACATCAACAGCTTTACCAATTAATAAAGAATATGAACCTGCAACAGATAATAGTGGTGTTAATGTTTCTTTACCTGTATTAACTGATTTTGTTCCAGCAATTGAAAGACCAGGAGAATCAAGATCAGTAGCTTATTATAATCCAAGTGGTCAATATAGATTAATTGATATGATTAGTGATCAACCAATTTATCGTATTGATATTAATGTATACTGGCAAGATATTGCTGGAAATTATTATCCACTATATTTAGCAATTGGTCAACAAGCAAATATAAAAATTGGTTTCTTTAGAAAAACATTGTACAAACCAATGAATCTACAATTGAGAGCATAAGTATAAAAATTATAATAATAATTTCTTTTTTATTATTATAGTAATATGTCTCTTTCATACCAACGTTTACAACCTGTTTTAGTAAAAGATCCTGTTTCTATTCTTGATAATGTCCGTGAATATGCAGTTTTGAAATCAGGTTCACAAACTACATTTAAACAATTCACTACTACATCTATTTCTAGTTCTAGTATTCAATTTTCATGCCCACCTCCATCTGGTGGAATTATTGTTGATCGTAAAATTTGGTTTTTATTACCTGTTAGATTAACTATAACTGGTACTGTTAGTGCTGGTGAAGCTCTTTTAAATCCAAATACTGATGCCCCAAGAGCTTATCCGATTTCGTCATCTATTGATACTATGCAAATGTCTATTAATAATCAATCTGTTTCAATTAATATGGCTGATATTGTTCAAGCAATGTTAAGATATAACACTAATGAAGAACTTGCTATGCGAGATTTTTCTTTAACTCCATCATATCAAGATCAATCTCAAGCTTATTCTCAATTATTCGGTTCCAATAGAAACCCATTAGGATTTTATGGGGATGCTGTTGATAAATCTATGATGCCAAGAGGAGGATTTCCTTTTACTATTATTTCTAATCCAGTATCTGAAGGAGGTGGATCTATCACTGCTGTAGTTGATATGGTAGTTTGTGAACCATTATTTTTATCTCCACTTTATTGGGGTTATGAAAATGAAAGTGGTTTTTATAATGTTAATACCATGGATTTTAATTTTACTTTCTTGGGTAATGCTGGTTTTAGAATGTGGTCTCATGATGCTGTTAGTGTTCCAGGTACATCTATTACTTCAATTTCTGTTCAATTTAATAATTTTTCAGGTCCAGCATTTTCTTACACCAATGATTCACAACCTTATTTATTATTTAAATATATTACACCTTTAGAAACTGAAAAATTACCATTTAATCAACCAATTACTTATCCATATTTTGATATTCAAAGATTCCCAACTGATAAAAGTGGTGCAGTTTCTGCTGGTGCTCAATGGGCTAATTTCTCATCTAACAATATTCAATTAAATTCTATTCCAAGACGTATGTATATTTATGTTCGTGAAAGAAATGCAGATTTATATTCAACAGCTCATAATCCAGATACTTATTTTTCTATTGAAAATATTTCTATCCAATTCCAAAATAAAAATGGTCTTTTGGCTTCTGCTAATAAACGTCAATTATATGAAATGTCAGTTAAAAATCATTGTAATATGAGTTGGGAACAATGGTCTGGAGGTCCTGTTTATGCAACTGGTAGTTTTGGAAGTACAATCGGAACAGTTGGTTCAATTTTATGTATTGAATTTGCAACTGATATTGGTTTATCTGATATTGAAGCACCTGGTAAATTAGGACAATATATGCTTCAAATTCAAGGAACTGCTACAAATATTTCAAATAGAAATATCGATCCAACCTTATATATTGTAGTTGTTTCTGAAGGTACATTCACTATTGAAGGATTAGGTAAAGCTTCTACTAATATTGGTGTTATTACTTCTCAAGATATCTTAGATGCTCAAGCTCAACCTTGGGTAGATTATTATGATGTTCAACAAGTAAATGGAGGTAATTTCTTATCTGGTCTTAAATCATTTGGTAATAAATTATGGAAATATGCTCGTGATAATAAAATAGTTAGCAAGGGATTGAAAGCAATACCACATCCATATGCTCAAGTAGCTGCTCCTGTTGCTGAAGCTTTAGGTTTAGGTAGTGGAGTTATGGTAGGAGGTAAACGTATGAATCGTAAATCTTTACGTGATAGATTGTAAATTAATATAATTTAATTATCTTAGTTAAATTATATAAATGAGTATATCAAATTTATTTGTTCCTAATAATTATGATCTTTATGCTGATAGTTTAACAGTTAATAATTTAATTTCTGATAGATTAATTGCAACAGATCCAACAAATCAATTAGAATTAG